CCAACGCTCTTGATAACCAAAAACATCATCATCAGTTGATGAACCATCCGCATAAATTTCTTTATTAAGTATTTCCTGTTCGCCCAGATGCGCGAAAACAGGAAAATAGAAATCGTATCTAGTACGTCTATTCCACATCCTACGCATACCTTGCTGATAACTAAGGTCGGCTCTTACACTGGCTAAACCAATAATCATGCCATGCTCAGTTGACGAATAAGTAAAACCACTCTTGTTACTTAATGCAGTACCTGCACCTGCTAAATTACCAAGCGGTGTATCACCGCCATTAATTGTCGTAGCACTCGTCTGCATAATCGGCGTAATATTGATCGGTGTACTACCTCCACCAATATATTCAGGCCTTTGTAATCTAGCGTCAGGCGATACAACACCAAAATGACTCCTGACAATCTCTGTATAACGCGTACCACCTCGAGCATCACGCTCTAACAATCTCTGTGTCTGAAACGCTTCTCTAATTTGATTAATAGTAGCTGCTGTCGCAGTACTCAAATCTGTATACAAATACTTACCGGACGGCGGAGCAACGTTAGTCCAATATGCATCACCACTACCTGTCTGGCCGTCATAAATCTTACCTGCCGTACCAGTATTACTGTAAACACCAACACCTTGTGTATTTGTTGACCCGTCAAACCTGATTTGCGCTGTACCTCCTAACGGTAACGTAACTGCATCACCCTTTTGGGGCCAAGGCAACGCACTTGTAAAATAATCATGCCTTTTTCCACGTCTTAACAACGAATAATCGGTGTACGTATCTGGCCCGTCACCTTTATTAACCGTAACCGAATCTTGTAAATTTTGATCTCTAAACCACTCGTTGTAAATAAGGTTATACGCTCTTAAATGCAACACATTATGCGAAATCGTGTTACCTGCGCCAACCTGCCCAGCAGTTGGCAATCCCATATAATCAAACACGCTGCCGATAGCATATCCACCTGTCGGACTAGTAGTCTGCGGTATCGTATAATCAATCGAATCACCGGGGTTTTCTTGCTCTCCCATAAACTTCTGCCAATTATTCCAAACTAATCTATTTGGAACAAAAAAGAAGAAAGTATCCAAGAACATATTATCCATAACCGGAAATATTGGCGTAGCAAGCCTAGCAAACGCAGTCATATTTAACTTCATCGTATCGCCGGGCAATACTTCATCCACGTATATAGGCACTAAATAACCGGCGTCGAACGTTGTTTTGTGTGCAGTTTGAATAGCAAACTGACTACGCGGAATATCCGCCCTTGGCGTCATACTAAACTTATGAACATCTACCGATTTATTTTTATGCTTTAACACTTTTAATATCTCCTTTTTTCGTTAAAAAAAGGGGCACGACCTTGTGGTGCCCCCTTTTTTTCACGATCCTGTATTACATTGATCACCATTAATTAATAATTTAGGTTCATGGGTTACAAATAATCCAGTATCGTCATCATAACTACCTAATTCATACAAACTAAAATCACTTGAATGTCTAAACATCTGATTGTCTTCTCGATCGTTATTTACTTCATCACTAAACGATCTTATACCTACTGCACTACTAACTGCAAAAAACGGTCTTCCATATACATCTGCTTTTTTATCTCTAACAGCAAAAACTATCATTTTATAAACTCCTAACTAATTTTTTAAGTTTAGCGGTCTGTATTTCCTCCTTAACCGCTAATCTTTCATATGAGGTCTCTTTATAATTATTCAACGCCCTCATAACTCTTTGCTGTTTAACATACTCCATCTCATCGGGATCTATTGTTTCGAATATTTTATCATAATATTTAGGCGGTTTTGTTTTTAAACCGCCAGCACTAACAATACTGTCATTAGGATATACATCTTTATAATACCTTTCTAACCATTCTTTGCCAATACCACTGCGTAAACTCATACGCGTAAACTCTGGCACTACTTTTACAATTTCACCTGTTTCAATATCTAATCGATCATAAACAGAGTCAAATCTCTTACC